CGGGGTCGTACGACTACTGTTCCGATATACAGTAAGAAACCCAGGTGACAGCGGGTTTCTGGTGTAATCGAGAACTTAGGTCGTTTCCTGCGCTTGTCCGCGCTGATATCCTAAAGGACAATATCGGCACTCTTTGTGCCGAAAGGCACAAGGAGGTAACTATGCTTCGTATATTTGTTATTACGATGCTGTTACTCATCGCAGTGTTTGTCTATCTAGATTATCTCGTACTTCGAGACTGTATCTATGAGACAACAAATACGATGATGGGCCGGTATGGAGGTGTCGAACATGTCATACGTTACTAACGGAAATACAGAATATGCAGCTGCATATTATGATTTCTGGGGTAACGTCTGTGACGGTTCACCAACTTGGGAAGGGAGCTATGTCAACGCCATAATTGAGCAAAACTCAATTATGTCTTGGAGAGGAAAACGCACTCCAAGTAAACGTTGTCATAACTTTTCGCTTCAGAAATACAAGCGAAAACCATCTCCCTTCATCCACGCCTGTGGCGTAGGTCATAATAACCATTTCTATATAGACAACTGTCTACATGTATGGTTAAACCTCGGGGGCAGGACGCTGAATAATCAGCAGCTTGAACCCGCGGTTTTCTTTGACCCGTGCACCAGTCGCTCCGCTGACCGATATGACAGTATGTTAGCCACTCTCTTTGAGAAGGCTAATGCACCGATTATCGACTCAGCAGTTCTCTTTGCCGAATTGCCAGAAACGTTGATGTTTCTGACAAATGGTCTGAAGGCGTTCACGAAAATGAGTCGCCTATTAGACATACTTAAAATGGGACCCGCCGATTGGTGGCTCGCATATAGGTATGCTCTAATTCCTTTAATGCTCGATATCACGGATGTGATACAGGGCTTAAAGAAGCAGAACTTGAAAGAAAAGGTCCAGAATTACGACCTTGAATCTTTCGTACGCAAAGAGAGGACTAGCATTGACCCATATTATAAACGCTGCTATTTTGATACTGAGAGCACTTACACCCTCCGCAATGGAGGAGCTCTCTGGCTCAAAAGTCAGCTAGATCCAGCCCCCTTCGGGACTGGAGTATGGGACATTGTTAGAGCAAGTTGGGAAGTTATTCCCCTGTCGTTTGTCTTTGACTGGTTCTTAGATGTGAATACATGGCTCAACAGTCTTCGCGATACTAATATCGAGATAACTGAGAGCTATGGAACTCGCATCATGGACCGCCTCACTAAGGTGTGGTGGTCAGATTTCAACCCGAGTTTCGAGTTGAAGGAAGGACCAGACAGTAAAGACAATTCATGGAAGATCCACGGATATTCCATGATAAGGGAGACTGACGTCGCACCTCCTACGTTACCTGTGTTCACTGGGTGGAACCTATCACTCTTGAGAAGATTGGACGCAGTTGCATTAATCACAACCACAATACTTTCACTTCTCAGAAAGTAAAAGGAAGAACCATGGAAATAACTCTTCTTGACGGTGGAACATCATCAACCACCGGCGGGTCCGCTCAAGTCATGAGCGAGTCCGGCAAAAAGCTAAACCAAGGAAAAGTCCTGGTTGACACGAGTGTCACAGATTTCTTCTCTAGGCCCGAGTTGCAACTGGTGTCCCGTATGCCTACGGAACAACCAGACGGAACCTGGTCCAAAAAGAAGACCTCTGTGCGGTATGTAGTTCCCTTTACCACTGACGCAGGAGACATAGTTTATAATCTCGTGCGGGTGGAAACGGAAGTTCATCCTGACGCCGCTGCCTCAGTCGAAGCCGACTTGAGGGAGAAAGGCGCTCAGATCGCCATTGATAGCGAACTTGATGACTTCTACGCTACCGGTTCCCTGGCTTAAAGGGGTAACCATCTAACAGCCGTAAGGCTTTAAGATAGAATCCTTTTAACAGGGAGACATTCATGTCAGACAAACGATCAAAACAGACGTTTGACCTAGGACGCTTATACGAAAACGTATATGCTTACCTAGTGCAGGACCTGGCCACTAACAAGCGCACTAAGCGCCTGTGCGGTTCTCGTCTTAGGGATCCGCGCAGCATCTGGAGTGATGCTGATGCTTCTCCTTATATCGAGAAAGTTGAGCGACAGCTCAAGGGATTTCATAAGCGCCTTATCACATTTCGTGATAAAAGCGCTTCTGAGCTTTCTCTTGAGTCGATTGCCCAATTCTTCGATAACCAAAAGACTTTCGGCTTCGATGCAGAAAAGGTCCCAAAAGACCTCCTCCGTATCGTAGTCGACATTGTCTCAGGTATACTCGGTGAGTTCTCACTCACCGAGTATACTGAACAATGCGCTTTTGGTAAGAGAGCCGCCGTTCTGTTACCCCGTCGTAAGGCCTATCTCGATAATCGAGTTAGGTCCCTAAACGGGACTAACGAACAGATCCAGTGGTTTCAGGAGATCCGAGCCCGTGATATACACCTCATGCGGGCGACTCGAAAGGCTTTGAAATCTCACCATTTCGAAGTCATCGATGCACTGAAAATCACAACGGTACCGAAGTCTTTTAAAGCGGCCAGAGTAATTGCACCAGATTCCGTGATTGGAGGATTCCTATCACGAGGTCTAGGCAATTACATCAGGCAACGATTAGAGGCTTCAACTCATATCAACTTGTCTCTCCAACAGGATAGACATAAAGAGTGGGCTAAACAGGCTTCCGTTACTGGAAACCTAAGCACGCTCGATATGAGTAAGGCGTCCGATAGTTTCGTATGGAAACATATGGAACTGTTGGTACCGAAGTCATGGCATCCAATCCTTAAGGGTGTCAGACTCGGCAAAGCGCAGGTGTCTGATGTGGAGAAACGTGACCTCACTTCCTATATGCTTATGGGAAGCGGGCACACATTTCCGCTACAGACGTTGCTCTTTTACGCCATTTGTGAAGGAACTCGTCGGCTGTGTCGTCGTAGAGGCTCTGTGAGCGTCTACGGCGACGACATCATTGTTCCAACCTCTATAGCACAGGAGTGCATGTTCGCACTCTCGCTATTTGGGTTTACGATCAATGATGACAAAAGCTTCTTCGACAAACCGGATTTGCTTCACCCATCACGTACTTTCTTTCGAGAAAGTTGTGGAGGTGATTTCAAAGGCGGTGTCGATGTGAGGCCCTTCATGCCAGAGGATACGTATCGCAAGGTTTCAAAAATGGAATACATCGCCACAATCCATAAGATTCACAATGGGTTGCTAAGACGATGGACCATCTTTGAGATAGAACGTACTATGATCTTCTTGCATCGACACTTGTATAAAGTGTCGAGGAGACTGAATGTAGTTCCCCTTCATGAAACTGATGAAGCGGGTCTACATGATAATTGGGCTCTATCCTATTTAGGGACAGAACTCACTTATCCAGTCTTGGACAAGTTAGGTCATACTACGTACTTCGCCTTACGTAAGAAAGTACGAAGACGGAAACAACACGACCTATACCCGTATTACTGGTATAGGTTGTGGTTGGACCGTCGCGATCCTGAACGGCTTGACCTTAAGCGATTTTGGTCAAAGATCCGAATCAGGAAAGCGTACTTTCCTCAGCACGGACCTTATGAAGATGAGGAACCCTTAGAGTTGGGGTCCCCCGAACCTTCACGAGATCCGAGCAACGCGTATCGTTGGACTAAGCATTCCTAAATTTTAGTCGCAAAATCTAGGGGACCCGGGATGTTTCCCGGGACCTTAGTGCTTCGTCAGCAAAGACGTCCG